CCAGCGAATACTCGGACACGCCTCAGTCGAGACATCCATGATTTATGTGAGGATGAACACCGGCCAGCTCGCCGAGCTTCATTCGCGATTCACACCACTACTGAAAATCGTTAAGGAGCAAGAAAGTGCAGCAGATAGATATGTTCCCCGACACGCCTGACAACCAGGCCAAGGCCCTCTCCACCTGCAAGGCGTGCGGCGTCCCCATCCAGTGGATCGAGACCGCCAGCGGCTCCCGCATGCCCGCCGAGACCACCGAGTTGACGATTATCACCGCGACCGGCAGACTCGCTAAAGGATTCACGCCCCACTGGATATCGTGCCCCGGAGCCAATCAGTTCAGGAGGTAGACTATGGCGCTCGATGAAAACCGATGGACCATTCGAAAGCTGCAACTTAACCGCAAGGATGCAACCGACGTGAAGACCGTCACGCTGGTGCTGGAGTGCATGCTGAGTCTGGCTGACTACCACGCGCTCATCAGCGCCCACTGGAACGCCCACCCGCTCATCACCCAGGAGGTGCAGCGGGCGCTGCCGTTCGAGACCCAGGAGCCGACACCAACCCCAATGCCCATGTTCAGGAGGCAGACATGACCGCACCGTCGTACCAGGACCTAACGAACTTCGACCCCATCCTGAACGAGTGGCTGACCCAGGCGGCCGGCGAGGAATTTATCACGGCGCTGCTGGACCAGCCACAGCTCGCAGCCATCGGAGCCTGGATGCTGGCCCACGCGCGAAACAGACTCTCCAAGGACGACTTCGACACGGAGGGAGCGTTCCTGCGCGGGCTGCTGACAGGATTCGCGGTGTGCCTGCGGATGTGGGCGCAGCGCCAGCAGTGCGAGGACGAGCCAGCGAAGCTGCTGAGGTCATGACATGACCAGAGCGCAGCGCACACACAAGACCGAACCAGAGCGCATCATCGCCAAGCGACTGATCACCGAAAAGCTGTTCCAAGCGCGAAGAGTGCTGAGAGGCACCGAGCCACTAGTCAAAGAGACGCTGCCACAGAACTTAAAGAGACGAATGACAACCATGCTGATGGGCATCGACAACATGATTTACGACGTGGAAAACTGGCCCGCCAGCAACGAGGAGCGCGACAGAGCCAAGCTCGACGAAGCCGCCAGGAACGCGCTACGTAATCGGACACTTGACAAGAACAACTGATCTGTCCATTATCTGAAACATGCCAGAACTGCATCGCGCAGACATGACTCTGCAACCAGCCAGCGACTCAGGCGAGCGTTTCACATTCCTCGTCAACTCCGGCAATATCATGCGCTCCAAGCGCCGCCTGAGTCTCACCGGCTGGCAGCTCGACGCCTACCACGCCAACCCAGTGGTGCTGCTCAATCACGCCATCATGGAACCGCCCATCGGCTCCGCCCGCGCCTGGACTGACAGCAACGGACTCCAGGCCGAGGTCACCTTCGCCGACACGCCCCGCGCCCAGGAGATCGCCCAGCTGGTGCGCACCGGCTTCATACGCAGCGCGTCCGCCGGTTGGCTCACCCCGCCCGACCAGATGGCCCTCATCCGCGAGAACGGGAAGGTCACCGGCATCCAGTACAACCGCCAGGAGCTGGTCGAGATCTCCATCGTCACAGTCCCCGACGACGCGGGCGCACTGCTCGCCGCAAGCTTCGAGACTATGAACGTCATCGAGGAGCTTCGCGCGTACGTCGCCCTCGCCATAGACGCAATCAACAACTGAGGAGTCCCACCCAATGGTTAGCAGTCTCGAACGCGCAGCCCTGGACGAACTCAAGGCCGAACTCGCAGGCATCAACACTGCGGTCGCAACGAAGATAGCCGCAGGCATCGCCCCCGTAGAGGAGGAGATCGCCCGCATGTCAGCCGGTCTCATGGCTCAGGAAAAGCGGCTTCGCGACGTGCGCCGAGCCAACCTGGTCACAGACCCAGCCCGCAAGGGCATCGTGCAGGATGGCCGGTACACCGGCATGGACTCGCTGGACCTGCTCATGATGCAGTCCGCCGCGCGATCCGAACTACAGAGAGACGGCATCGAACCCAGACAGCGCGCCCACGTCGAGCAGTGGCTGGAGCACCTCAAGGCCGCCCTCGACTCCGTGACGGTAGGCGCAGGCGACGAGCTGGTGCCAACCAACGAGTCCAGCGAGCTTTGGATGGACGTAAACCTCCTGTCCGCCATCGCGCCCCTGTTCCGTCAATTCGACATGCCCACCAACCCCTGGGACTTGCCGACGCAGCTTGGCGATGTGAATTTCTACCCAGGAGTCGCCAACATCGCAGGAACACCAACCGACCCCACCACCGCCAAGGCCACGCTCACCGCCTTCGAGGAAGTCGGCGTGTTGTCGCTCGCCTACGACCTGGACGAGGACAGCGCCATCGCCATTCAGCCCGCGCTGCGTGAGGGACTGACCCGCAACATGGCCGAGATCGTTGACGACATCCTGCTCAACGCCGACACCACAGCCGCCAACGGGATCAACAGCGACGGCGCGACGATCACGACCGGCGACGCTGGCAAGGGCCAATGGCTGCACGGGTTCGACGGACTCCGACACCTGCCGCTGATCGACAACACCAACCAGGCCAACGACCACAACGCCGCGGTCAGCGATGACATGTTCAACGAGATCAGATCGAAGCTCGGAAAGTACGGAGTACGACCATCCGAGCAGGCCTTCATCACCGACGTGAACACCTTCATCCGCAGCCAGTCAGTGACCACGCTGCGCACACTGGACGTGCTTGGCCCCGCCGCCACGATCCTCACCGGACAGCTGGGCAGCGTCGAAGGAATCCCGATCATCGTCAGCGAGAAGATGAAGCTGACCGCGAGCGATGGAAAGGTGACAGACGGCACAGCTGGCACGGTGGGAAGTCTGCTGATCGTGAACCGCTCACAGTGGTACACCGGCTTCCAGCGGCATCAGATGATCGAAGTCGAGCGCGACATAATCAAGCGCCAGCACACCATGGTCGCTTCGTTCCGGCTCGCCATGACCCAGCGGGCAGCGTCCCGCGCCACCGCGACGCACACCGCCTTGCAGTACAACATCACAGGCGTCGCCTAACCAACAACCGATCTCCCAGCGGGCGGGCCTTCCCACCCATTCCCCCCGCCCGATCGCAGCGCGGTGCGATGAGCAAGCCGGCCGGTCCGCGCAACCGACCGGCGCCAACAACCGAAGGAGTCTCACATGCCCGAGCGTTACGTTGAAGCTGGCGACCCCACCGCGATAATCGTCGACGCGGCTATCCCGCCAAAGTCCACACAGTACAAGGTCAACTTCCCAGTCGTGCTGCGCGTCAGCCTGGACGCGCTCAAGTCACAGAACGACATCGTCAGCGTCGAGAACCCCTTCGGCCACACCACCTTCATCATCGACGCCATAATCGACGTGAAGGTCATCGGAACCGACGCCTCCGCCGTGGTAGACGTGGACATCACCACAAGCGACAGCGCAACCGGCGATGACATCTTCGACGGCATCGACATCACCGCACTGACCAAGGTCTCCATGAGCGAGGCCGGAGCAGGAACCAACGCCGAACACACCGGCCAGAAGTGGGACAAGGTCGGCGGCACCAACGCATTCGTCAACGCCAAGCTGCTTGCTGCCAACGGCACTGCCTTCGAGGGAGACCTGTACCTGGTCTGCGTTCCCTGCAACGACTAGGAGAGATCGATGGCAGGCGGCACGATAAAGCGCTCGTTCATCACGCCCAGGCCGGGCAGGCGCTCCGACATCTGCGACATCAACCAGGCGGCGGGATGGCGGCGCGTCGAAGACCCCTACCCCAGCGGACACCTGTCCCCGCCGTTTCACCCGAGATGCCGATGCTGGCAGGAGGTTAACTGATGGCAGCTTCCGAGACGCCCTGGTCAATCAGCGCCGAGAAGACCGTCACCGCCGCCGAGACTGCGGAGGCGCTGGTGTCCGCCACACAGAAGGTCTACTCTGTCACAATAATCGCCAAGGCCGCCAACACAGGACAGGTCTACATCGGCGGATCCGACGTGGCAA